TGTATGAAAAACTAGCAGGATGGACTGCCATCTTTCCTAAAGACAAAGCACTAGAGTACTTAGCATTAGGTATGACAAGTGAAGCAGGTGAGGTAGCAGGTAAGGTAAAGAAACTTATACGTGATGGTGCTGACAAGGAAGACTTTGAAATAAAGAAACTTGCTATAGCATCAGAGATAGGTGACGTACTTTGGTATTGTGCTATGATGGCAAAGGAAGTTGGAGTTCCCTTGAATACTATTATGCAAGAGAACTTGAGAAAGTTACATGACAGGAAGGAACGTGGAAAACTTCATGGTTCAGGTGACGATAGATAATATTACTGGTAAGGCTTAACTAAAGCCTTGCCTAGTATCTTTCCCATAAGAAAATGATTCTTGTTAGGTTCTTCTTCTTGCATTTGCATTACAGTTTTGCCATACTTACCCATATAAAATTCATCAGCTAAAGCTCGTTTCTCTTCATTCAGTTTAATATATTCAGCTCTATCAAAAGGTGTATAGCTTTTACCTTTAGCCTTCTCCTCACCCATAGCAACTGCTTTAGCCACAGTCTTTGCTAACTTTCTATACTTAGCTAACTTATTTTTAAATGCTATTCTTTGTTTTACTTTAGATAGTCCTTGATAATATTCAGTGTCTAATTCTCTAGGTAAATATTTCTCTACGTATTGACCCATAAATCTTTTAACGTATGAGTCTGCTTTCTTATCACCTGTAGATGGTAACACATCCCAATTCTGCATGTTAAATTTAACTAACTCTTGCTCTACAGGATTACGCACTTGCTCTTTTCGTAGACCAGTTAGCTGTGAACCTATTGTGCTTTGTCTAATAATAGGACCTTCACGTGTAGCTGATTCTGCTATAGGCAATGACCTCTGTGACAGGTCTGTACCAAAGATAGCTTGTCCTGTAGCATCAGTTAGACCTGCTAAGAAAGGCATGTTTCTAGTGGCTGCTTTTTTAAATGAATCTAAACCTCTTTCAACACCACCAAATCCTTCTATCTGTTTAGAGCTTCTTACATAGGCTGATTCTACATCAAAGGCTGCTTCAATATCTGTTATCATTTTTATAGGAGTAAAAGCACCACCAACTAACTCACCTAGATAACCTGACATATATTCAGATATCTTTTCTCCTTTGATACTATCAATACCTTCTTCACTACCTATAGTCTGATACAAACTATCAATTAGATAAGATGCAGAACCACCTCTAAACATAGCACCTGTATATCCTTCAAGTATTTCTTTACCTGTTAGACCTGAGAAACCATCATTCTGAAACTGAACCATTAACTCACCCACTAATAAGTAAGGTGCTAGTGGAAAGAATGGTCTTAGGTCTGTGGTTCTTCCATCATCTGTCTTAGCTTCATACCATTTTGTACCATCTTTATTATCATATGCATCCTTACGAGTCTTATATGCTGCGAAGAAAGCGGCACTCCCAACAATACCTCTAGACATTTGTTCTCTAGCTTGGTTTAACTGCCTTGCACCTAAATCTTTCATGTCTTGGTCTTTTTTTAGTACATTAAATATACCTTTACGACCTGTGTTAATGGCTGCTAATACACTACCGGGTTGATACTGTAAGTTAAACTGCATAGCATTGACCATAAATCTAGCATAAGGAAAAGCACCTGTACCTAGTGGTATTCCTACTGCTCCGGGCAAAGGACCTAAAGCTTCATTAAGTTTTACAAAGACACTACCTAATGCATCACCTGTTTTACCACCACCCTTTCGTGGCTCACGAGAGAATGTAAAGTATAAGGCATCTTCTGTTGCCTGTTGTAATTGTTTTGTAGGTAATGGTCTGCCATCAGCAACTACTTCTCTTACGTTAGTTCCCATTCTTCTTAATTGTTTATCTAAAGATGCAGTAAACACAGCACGTCTAAACATCTTATCCTGTGCCATGTTCAATCCGTTGAGCCATCTAGTTGTTTTAGATAGAGATTGATTACCTGTTACTTCTTGCATAGACCTATCTATCTGACGTAACAAAGCAGGATTATATTTAAGTAAGGATTCAGTTAATTCTTTGGACTCAAAGCCATCTATAGTACGTAGCAGTGTATCAAAGGTATCATAGTATACATCTTTCATACCTTTCCAAGTTCCTGTGACACTGAACTCACCCTTACCTGCACTCTGTAATCCTCTACCTATATTATAAATAGATGATTCAACTAGGTTAGCACCACCCTCTATACCCACTCTCATTACACCTGTGGCTACGTTACGAACTGTAGTCGCTACCTGTGTAACCATTAAAGCTCTACGTTCACGGTCAAGTCTTAGCATGAAGTCATATGCATTACCCATAACACTAGTAGTTGCATCATTCTTTCCAAACTTCTTATCAAACTCTTTGACAAGTTCAGGGTCTGATTCACGCAAGCCTTTTATAAACTTACCTAATGGACTAGCTGTAGTAAGAGTCTTACCTGCATCACTAATAGATGTCATAGTTATCTTAGCAAACTGTTCTTGACTTAATCCAGCACGAGCCAATGCACCATCTAATACTTCTTGGTCTACTATCTTTATACCTTCAGCATTTAGATTAGCAAGTATTTCTGCTATAGCAGTCGATGCATTTTTTTGACCTTCTAAGTATGGCTTCATAAATGCTTCAGCTTGCTCACCTTTATCCTTAGATATAGATTTAAATACATCAGTAGCAATCTTAGCTACACGTTTAGTTAATTCAGGTTGCAAACTTGCTTGTGTTAAATCGGTCTTAGGGTCTAATGCATCTAGTATTTCCCTACCTTCTAGTATAGCTTTGTCTGCTTCTATCTCTTTAAAAGGGTCATGGACATCACCTAGTTCTTTTGATGTAGCACCTTCTGCTTTTAGCTTCTCTGCGTTCTTCTTTAGTAATGCTTCTTTAGCTTGCTTCTGTAACTTAATAGAACGTTCAGCACCTATTGTACCAAGCTTACCCATACCTAGTGCAGTTAAACCACCTAATCCTGCTGTTATGCCACCTGTTAAGACAGCACCTAATCCTATTTCTGCTGCTCCAGCTTTCTCTTCACGTATTGCCGCGGCTACATCTATCTCTGAACCACCACTAACAGCATAAGCACCTGCTCCTGCTCCTGCCGCAGTTTCTACTGCAAGAGGTGCGGCACTAGCTTTTAATCCTAGCTTCATTGATTGTCTTTTAACTTCTGCTTTGGCTGCTTCTTCAGCGGCAGTTTTAGTTAAGCCTGATTTAATACCTGCTTTAGTTGTATCTAAGAATAGTTTTTTTATAGCACTAGTAGCACCAAATTTAGCAACAGCAGTTGCACCAAAACCAAGATAAGTAAGAGGGTCTCTAAGCAAAGCTGAACCATAGTCTGCTATACCATCAAACCAACCTGTACCACCTTCTTCATAGAATGAAGGTAGTCTTTCTATATCACGGAATACTGCACCAAAGTTTGCTTTATCTTTTTCTGAAGCACTACGAGTCCAATCTACCTGACCCATGATGTCAAGTGTATTTGTATTTACATCACGGTAGTGTTCAATAAATCTATCAAGAAACTCTTGGTCACTTTCACCTTCTCTTTGACCACCTTCTTCTCCAAAGCGAGATGCCATGTACGAATTAGCAGTGGCTAAGAAACGTGTGTCCTTAACAAAGTCATCATATGTTTTGGTTTTTTCAGTATCGTATGTTTCACGAGCATATTCTATGTCATCGGCTTTACCATACAATTCAGCTAGAGGAGTAGCTTCTTTAGGTGTAGTTGTAGTAGTAGTAGTAGGAATAGCTTCTTCTTTAATAGGCTCTTCCTCTTCGAGTTCCATTTGAAATATATCTTTACCACTAGAAGATATTACTTCTTCTTCTACCTCTTCTTCTTCAATAGGCTTGGTAATAACTTGAGACTTTTCTTCCTCTTCAAGCTCTAACTCAAAGATGTCTTTCATTATCTGCTACCTTTTTTTTTCTTCTTCAATGGCAAACCTGACTTAGGGTCTAGTATACCTTTATATTGTTCATCCCAAGCATCCTCGGCATCTGAATCAAAAAAACTGCCATCATCAGGTCGTGGTCTAGGTTTATCTTTTTCTATTTGAATATTCTGCTGAGCCTTACTTACTATATCATATATTTCTTGTTCTGATTTATCTTGATATATATTTTTAAGGGTATTAAATACATCTAGTTTAGTTACGTTCTTTCTGCCAAACAAATCAGTAGCCGCTTTAGTTATGTCATCACCAAACTTTTGTTTAAACTCTGACCTTTTTTTCTCTAAAGCTTCTTCCTTTTTCTTTTTATTTAGTATCTCTTCCTGTTGTTCAAAGAAAGACTTTTCTGTTTCAGGTTGTTTTTTGTCACCCTTTTCACCACCTGATATTTTCTCCTGCTCTTCATCCATTATATTATTATAAATATCATTTAGTTCAGGGTCAGATTGAATTACCTTTAATCCATTTGAACTTATTCCACCCGGATTTCGTATTAAGTTATTAACAAAGTCAGTTTTATATTGTGTTACCTTTTGTTTCTTAAACTCTTCTCTTTTTTCTAAGTCAGTTATAATATTATTATTATCATCTGTAACAACATCCCCTTTAAATCTGTTCTCAATACCGGCTAAACCATTCTTCAATGTAGTTTGATAAAAACCTACAGTGGCTTGTCCTTTGGTTTTATTCTGTTCTTTAGCTATAATTAAAGCTAGGCTATTTCTTTTTTGAGATTCTATAAGTATCTTTTCTTTTCTTTGAGCTTCCTTATATTCTGGAGTTCCCGGTTTATACTTAGTTAAATCTCTAAGGATATTAGCCTTTTGTTGGTCTATAGACTTAGCATCTGTATTTATCTTGCTTAAGTCTAAAACACCTGTGCCATATGTACCACCCGGTTCTGTAGCTGTAGGTACTGCATCTAAAAGACCTGCCTTCTCAAACTCTTGTCTGCCACGTTGATATACCTTAGACATATCAGTAGAACCTAATAGGCTACTCATTTGTCCTGATACACCAAATGAAGGCTGTGCAATCTGTGCCATTTGTACAAGACTGTTAGTAGTATCTTCAATACCCTTAAGTCCTACATCATTCTCACTCTTAGTAAGCTTATATATTTCATTTACATCTTTATCACTATCTTGTGCTTCAGCAAAGTACTGTGACATCTTAGCTACATGAGCATCCCCACCTGCTACAATAGCTCTAGCTTTATTCCACCTGTCAGGGTCATTACCAAAGTAAGATACGATAGAGTTAAGTTGCTCTTGTACTTTCTTTTTATTGGCTTTATATTCTTTTCTATTAGCTGCAGTTTCAGCTACGTGCCTGTCAAGTATAGTACGAGTACGAAGTTTTACATCTTTCTCCTGCTCTTCTATATCTTTTGTTATTTGTGATGCTGCTCCACCTAGAGCTGCCATAAAATTAAAACCCATTAAGCTCTCCTTGCCATTAGACCTGACTGTTCAGGCATTGGTTCTTCTTCCTCTTCTTCCATTGGCTCTGTTTCCATAGAGCCTTCTTGTTGATTCTTTAATTCGTTAAGTGCTGATGACATTACAGCATCGCTAGGTCTATCTGTTTGTTCAGGCTCATCACCCATCTTATAATTAGTATCTGTATTTTCAGCTAGATACTTCATCATCTCCATAAGTATAGGCATTACTAATACACCTACATCTATACTATGTACTCCCTGTAATACAGCACCTAACTGCATAGAGTTAGCTATAGTACTAATAGGTATACCACTTTCTAGTACAGCCATTAATTCTTCAACTACCTCTTGATTATCAAATTTTTCTAAATACCATTCCATAGCTTCTTCTAAAGTAGCATGTTGTGGGGGTGACTGCCAAGGTCTGCCACCTAACTCTGATGTTAAGCTTTGACCGGGGATAGGTCTACTAAATGACGGTTGTTGTGCTTCAGGCATTGTAATTCCTTATATCATTTACATATCTAGCTACACGCATAGCTACATCTGTCTTAGGGTCAGTCTTACCTATACGCTTAATTGAATTACTACGTGTTAGTAGACCACCTGACATACTTTTCTTAGGTTCTTCTTTTTGTTCTTGTATCTTTCTATAGATACCTATAGCTGGGTTATTATCCAAAGAGTCCTCCTCCTCCACCAAACATTGAGCCTGTTACAAACTTACCTATGAGACTACCAAATGCAGTAGACGAAGATGTATCATCCTTCATCTTCTGTATATCAGTAGCACTGTCAGCTTGAAGTTGAGCCATTGCTAATTCAATAACACGACTTCTTTCATTCTCTGCTGATGTCCATGCCCACTCCATTGTGTCTCCATAATACTGCCATAGATTATTATAAGCTTGATTACTTATGCCTAATATATTCTGTGCATTTAATTCATTAGCACGATTAGTATTAGCAGTTGTTTCTGTTGCTAACTGTCTTCTCCATGTAGCATTACTCTGTGCTATAACTGTTTGATTCTGTGCATTAAATTGGTCACGTTGATTATTAATCTCTGCATTAAATCTTTCTATTGTGTTAGTTTGACCTGCATTAAACTGTTCTTGTGCGTTCATTTGTGTTGCATTAAACTGATTAGCCTGTTGCCCTAGTGATGCAAAGAATTGGTCTACTTGATTCTGCGAAGTAGCATTAAATTGTCTACTAGCATTTTCAGCAGCTTGGTCAGTAAATAAAGACTGTACTTGTTGCTGTGCTCCAAACATATCCATCTGTTGTTGATTAGATAAGTTAGCCATATCCATTTGTAAAAATGATTGTGCATTTTGTACAGCAGATTGTTGTCTATTAGATAAGTTAGACATATCTAAGTTAGCTAGTGCTGATGCTTCAGCCATAGTTAATGCCTGTCTGTTAGATAGGTTATTTAGATTCATAGTTTGAGCAGCACGAGAGTTCTCTAAAGCTACTTGCTGTTCAGCAGTAAAGTTTCTATTAGCTATATCAGCTATCTTAGCAGAGTTTTGTACTCTTGCTTGAAACTCTTGGTCAAACTCTTGACCTATAAACTGTGCTCTTTGTTGAGCTGCAAGCATTGCTCTCTGCTGTCTATTAGATAAGTTAGCTGATTCAAAAGAAGCCTGTACCTGTGCATCGGCTTGTGCAACAGGTAGTGCAGATTCTAATGCACCTTGTATCATGGCTTGTCCTGCCATTGATGATGCACCTAAACCTCTGTTAGCCATCTGTGCCTGTACAGCACGTAATGTTCCTGCTGCCCATGCAGGTGGATTGCTTGCATCAAAGTTAGCAGTAAGACTTGCTAGTTGTCCTGCTACTGTAGCTTTCTCGGTAGGAGTAGCTGTAGCAGCTTGAATCTGTTCAGCATATGTAGAAGCAGTTTCTGCATCGGCTGCACCTGATATTAATTCACCTGATTGTATCTGTCTTTGTACAGGATTAACCATCTGTGTAGCTACGCCTTGAGCCGCATTTAACTCAGATACAGAGCTTGTAGTTTGTTGCTGTGCTACTGATTGTGATTGTGCACCTACAGTTCCTTGAGCAGCTTCTAATGTATTAATGGCATCAGTTACTGCAGGTGATATAGCTTGTGCTTGCACTGTGTTAGCTTCTGTAGCAGTCTGTGGTGTTGCTGTTGTTGTACCGGCTTGTGCTGTAGGCAATGCAACCTGTCCTGATACTTGACCTACATCTGCTTGTAACATCTGGTCTGGAGTCATTTGTGTTGATACCGTTTGTATTTCTGAACCTTGAGGTAAACCCGGAGCAGTAGTCATTTGTGTTGATATATCACCTATAGTAGCATCAGGGTCGTAAGTAGCCATAGGAGGTGCTACTGTAGGAGTAGGTGTAACCGGTGCTATGGGTTCAGGTGTAACAGGTGAAAGGTTAGGAGTATTACTAGTATCGTCAACAGGCATTGGCTGTATAGTTACAGTATCGCCACCTTCTGCAAATGATTGTTTAGGTGGTGGTACATAACCCCCAACCATATCTTGTTGTTGATTCTGTGCAAACCTCTCCATCATATAGCCGCCTTCAGCCATATTAGGTTTACTTATAACATCTCTATTTTTTAAAGAAGAATATTGTGTTCGCATTTTTAGTATTTGAGCTAGTTGAGGGTTTTGTCTAACTGTTTGTTCTAGCTGTTGCTGTTCATTTAATTGCATATTCTTATCCTTACTTCATTACTATTGCGACAACCAAAGCTACAATACCTAAAGTTCCCACCATAGACATAGCTTCTATTCGCCACATTCTTTTGTCTAAGCCTTCTAACTTGTCATTGACCATCTGATACCTGATAGCACATTCTTTCTCGTGTGCATCTAGCTCTAGTTGTACTTTTAATTCAGGTTTCATATCTAGTTTCATTACATTATCTTTTAATTAATTTAACAGGTAGTTTTATTATTATAGTGATAAAACCAACCTGTGGCAATATATTTAGTATTACTTAAAGGAGGATTTCCTCTGTGTGTATGGGTATAATATGCTGGAAATAAAGCTATAGAACCTTTTTTAGGTTTAATTCTAATAGGGTAATTCAAAAACTCTAATTCACCACCTTCTTCAACATCATTTAAAAATAAACTCCATACTAAAAATCTGTTTTTATTTGCCGTATTATTTTCACTGTGCCAATCGTGAAAACCACCACCTACAGGAGTCTCTTGAAATTTAAAAGCAGTAAAGTCTATAATACCTTCTTGTTCAAAAATCATACAAGACTCTGCAAAAGTTTTTGCATACACGGAATAAACTTCTTTTAATATGTTTATAAAAATATTTACTAATAACTTTTCACCATTTTTCTTTTCTTCTGTTAACTGAAGTCCTGACAAAAATCCTAAACTTAAACTACCATCCCATTGTTTGTCTTGTCTACCTACACAGTTGGCTATTGTAGCATTGGAGTTGTAAATATATCTTTCATCTGTTAATTTTTCTACAACAAAATCACAAAGCTCATCACTTAGAAGATTATCAATATTCATTACAAAATTATTAACTGTGACGTTTCTTTCCAATATTAAACCTCGACTATAAAATTACCAGAACAACATATGCTTTCTTCTCCTGATGCTCTATGTGGTAGCCAACTCGGAAATAATAATACATCTCCTTCAGATACATATATATGGTGTTCTTTATTATCGGATACAAATGTAACTTTTCTTTCTTCTTTACATTTTAAGTACCAAGAAAAACTTAAATAATTAGGAGCAGATATATGACTGTGCAAATTAAAGTATGTATCTTTATTATATTCAACTACCCACAATCCACACACATCAATATTTTTTTTCTTACCCTCTATTATATTACGTCTTGAGGGTGAGTACATAGTAGAATCCATGTATAAATCAATTAACTTCGGTAACAAATAAGGTTTTAAATATTTATCTCTTATACTGTCAACCATATGCAATTCTGTAGTAGAAATAAACTTAGGTTTAACACACGATTGGACAAATCCATTATTAAAGTTTACATCTTGTGTTAGATATTTCTTGGCATCTTCTATAAAAGAACTATTAATACTAGTTGATATTTTACCCAATGGTATTTTTAAAGGGTACATTATTGTATAACAAGGGTTCATAAAGGATTACCACTTTTGTCTCTTAGCTTATAATTCAATGCTGTCCAACACTTAGAGCATTTGCCACAAAACATTTTATCGGAAGTACAACTTCTAACCATGTTTTTTAACTCTATTTCTAGTGAATCCCAAGCTTCTTTTTTTGTTTTAAATCTATCTATATCTGTTCCATTATAAACAGACTTTGGAGTGCAATATTCATGTGATGTACAAAACGATGCTCCTGCATCCAAATATGGTTTTAGACTACCATCATATAACCACTCTTGTGTTTTATTGTCTCTTGCTTTTACAACTTCTTCTGTGCAAGTAAAGTTGCCTGTCCACATTCTTTTAATATTATATGTCCTACAGAACATTGCTCCGAAAAAAGCACACCATTGGTCATCTGTTCCAAAATAGTTTTCTTCATTTTCTTCATCCATAGTAGTAAGGATTCTTGCTTGAGAATATTCAAAGTCACCATAATTATCTTTCATGTAAGTTAATATATTTTCAACTGCATTATTTTGTAAGACAATTCTGTATTGGGTTCTCATTGCCCAACCCATTTCAATATATAAAACTCTTACTTTTTTCTTTTTTTGCAAAAGGTCTTTTAATAATATTGTACTATCAGGACCTCCTGAAAATAACAGTAATTCTGTATCACTCATTCATTGCCTTAAAGGGATAATTATCACTTATAATAGTAGGAATAGAATTATTATGACCCCTTATATAATTTGGTTGCACACCTGCTCCAAAATAATTTATATTTATTGTTATTCTATATGGAACATTTGTTGGAGCAGAACTAGAATGTGGAGTAGCAGCATTAAATATTAAAAGTCTGTTTTCTTTAGATTCTATTTCCGTTCCATCTGCCATGTATGTAGGTGCATCACAATCTGTTACATAAAATAAAGCACCTATATGAAAGAAAGGGTAATCTATATGAGGTGCATGTATCTTTGATTCAGAAGAACTTGCATATAAATTAGCTTTAATTCTCATCAAAGCATCTACGTGTATCTTAGATGTAATACTTGTAAAAGCATCTATATCTATATGGTTTGCCCATTGCTCTCTAGCTACTCTTTCATTAGAATAAACAAGGCTTGCTAAATAAAAATCATTATTAGAAACATCATTATAGTTTATTTTAGAACTAATAGTCCAACCTAAAGCATTATTCATATAATCTTTTAAATAGCCAAATTCTTGATAAGGTAAAAAATTATCGTATACTGCATAAAAACAATCTCCAAAAGACTGTTCTTTTTTACATGCTTCAAAAAACTGTTCTTTATTCATACTACCTTTACCTAAATGAAGGACCTACAAACCAACTAACCAAACTGTGCCTAATGCCTTTAGTAACAGGTCGCACCCCATGTTTTAAATAAGATGGAAAAAAAATAACAGTGCCTTGTTCTTTTGCATCCTCTTCAATAAAACTATCTTTATCATCAGGAAACTCTAACTGCCCACCTTCATAGTACTCAGGACTTGTTAGCTGTGCAGACATTGAAAGTTTTCTTACTAAGACGTTAGGTTTACCTTCATAAAAACCATCTTCATGTGGTTTATAAAATCCTTGATTCTTTTCGTGATATCTTGTTAGTTGAAAAGTTTCAGGTTCTATTATATTAAAATTATAAAACTCATTGTTAACATGTTGAACCAATTCTAAAATAGGTTTATATAAATTAAAATATGTTAGGCTTCCATTAAAAAAACATATCTCACTGTTTCTTATTTTTTTATTAACATCACCTTTTCCGACACCCCCTTTGTGTAATTGATTTTTTCCTAACTCTATAATCTCATTACACAATATTGGACTTAATGCTTTTTTTGCTACAATAATATTTCTTTTCATTCTGTTATCATCATATTATCATATAAAGTTTTTCTTCCGTCATACAAAAGATTAGGATAATTAACACCTTCTTTTTCTATATAATGTAAAAAAACTTGTCTGTGCCAATCATAAGTCAAATCATTTCGCCAATGTTCTTGCTCACAACCTTTGTATATAACACCCTCACCAATATTTAATTTGTATTCTTCTTCTCCTACGTATATACCCCACATATCTTTTTTGTCTGAAGCATCTATACAAAGAGTAACACTTACTTCGCAAGAGGGTCTATCTAAATGTGGAGGACAATTTTGGTCTTTATAATAGGTTCTCCAAAATGAATAAGTAGGTGCTAATTCTTTTCCATATATCTTTTCAATTTTAGGTTGTGCATAAAGAAGAAGACTTTCTATTATAGGGTCAGAATAAATAGACTTAGTACCTGAAAATTGTAAACTAGTAGAATATGGAACTCCTCCCTCTGCCCAATTTATATGAGAAGATATATGCTCTGCATGACTTTGTTCTAACAGTTGAATTACTTTATTTTCACTCATTTATATAATTATACCACATAAATTAAAAAAGGTCAAATGTAAATGTTATGTCCAAGGAAATGTTGCATTTTCATCACTATCCACCTTTGCACTAGAACCATGAACTTTTTCTCTAAATGCAATATCATTTTCAATTTCTTCTTTAACACTAGTCATTATAGAAGAATCAACTCTATTTTCAACCCATGTCTTTACATTAGCTTCCGTTACAGAAGAATATGTTGTAAAGGCACTAGCCAATCCAGTTGTATTCATATCTAAATCAAAAAGACCTTCAGCCGTAATACTACCCTCTGTTTCACTTGTTCCAATAAGTGTAGCCTCTACTCTTAAAATTACATCTGCGTATGTTGTTCCTCCTGATGTAATATCTTTTGTATACAATTTATCTATTGACCAACTATACGTTGCCATTATTCTGTACCTCCTGTGGCTGTTCCATTATTAGTAAACGTAACATTACTTATTCCTTCTATATAATTACCTGCTGCTCCCACCGAACCTGCTGAGCCACCTGCTGAACCACTAGCCGAAGATGCTGTTCCTGCTTGTCCTGCTGACGATGCTGCTCCTGCTTGTCCATAGCCACCACCATTTCCTCCTGCACCACCATTTCCACCATTTCCTGCTTGTCCAGTTGAACCTGATGAACCACTAGCACCTGAGTCACCTCCGGGAAGATTATTAAAACCTCTACCTAAACCACCTGCTCCACCTGCTCCACCTGCGTGTCCTGCTACTTGTGTTTGCTGTTGAGATTGTTGTGGAAATTGCCTTGA